AACCAAAAGAACTCCAGATGGAGAACTTGTTACAACTAATGAAAGTTTATTAAAACTTAAAGAAAATTTAGAAAATGCTAAAAAAGAAAGATCAACTTTTAGAGACAGTATTGAAAAGCAACAAGTTATTGAAGGTTTATATACTCCTTTAGAATTTAAAAATAAAGACATTGATAGAAGTGGTCTTTACTTTACAGGTACTCCACTTCTACGAGATGCTGTTAAAAATATTCCAGAGTATACAGGTTTAAAGGATAATTTTTATCACGAAGCTTTAGATATAGTTCTTGATGAAAACCCCGGACTAACATCAGACCAAGCTCTTAATAGAGCTTATATGATGATTGTAGGCGGTGAATTTAATCCCGAAGAATATTTAACACGAGATAAAGTTAAAGAAAACGCTGGAAGAAACTTAATTACTTTGTATGAAGATTTAAGTTCAAATGATAGAAGAAAATATTTTGAAGAAGACCCATCAAGATTATTTAAAGTTGCAGATGCTTATGACAATGATAATCAACCTAATGAAGCAAAAGGTCTTGGTGTAATATATAAAGATATTTTTGAGGAGAACAAATCTCTTGCTGGAACATCTCAACAAAAACAAACTTATATTGAAGTATTTCGTGGAATATTGTCTCAAGATAAAAAAGCAAATAAAGCTGCGTTAGCAGATGTTAATTATCAAGCAAATATGGGTACATATGCTTCAATGACAGAAAATTATTTTACAAAAAATAATAAAGGTTGGGAAAATAAATATGATCCTATTCAATTTCAAATAGCTGTCTTGTCATTTTTAGATCAAAATAATATGACAAGCACACGAATGACTGAAGCAGATTTAATAGACTTAAGATTAACAGATAGAAGCACAAGCTTTGATGAATCTATATTAGATGATACTCCTAAAATGATTACTGAATTAAGAAAAGCTAATAGAGAAAATGATATTTTAGACTTAAGAAATAAATATCAAAATGTTGTTAGAACAAGCACAAGGCTTGAATTAGATTTAGATGAGAGAGAAGAACTTAGTAAAAAAATTGATTCTATTTTTACAACCTCTGGAATAAATTTAAATGAACAAGATATTACATCTGGTAATATTTATAGTGGTGCAAATCTTACAACTCTAGACTCTTCTATTGGTGATGTAGATTTTAATCCTATGCCTTTAGATGGTGGTTACTATTTAAAAAATGCCAACAAACTTGTATCTCAAATGGATTTAGAAAGTTTATCTGATGGTCAACTTTTAACCTTGAGATTAAATACTATGCCTAGAGCTGTAGGTAGTTCAAGTTCTTTGCCTGACAAGTTAGGGCTGCCTTTAGATATTTCTTTAGATAGTAGAAAAACATCTGGCTTGACACCATTACCGGGCTTAAGCGATTTATTTGCAACGCCTAAAGTTCGTGTGCAATTAAGAAATAGAATTACAGATGAACTTGATAAAAGAGAATACTCTGGACCAATTCAAATGGCACAAAGAGAAGACTTTGAAGTTATTCCTGAAGCATGGTGGGATAGATATAGGATTGAAAATCCAAGAGGTGTGGTAAACACCAGAGGATTAACACGTGGTTCAAAATATAACACACCTAAATCAAATAATGAGGAAACGGCTACACTTGTACCAACAGAAACTAATTCTCTTTTAAATCGTACCGACTCAGAAAAAAAAATAACTAATAGTTTAACTTTTGCAGAAAGTTCTAATAACCCTGATGCATTATGGAAACAGTCTCAAAAAGACACCTTTACAGACTTTACTCCTACTGAAAGCACGTTAGGAGAAGTATTAAACTTTACAAGGTTTGATGGCGAATATGCTGATTGGTCAAGAAAACAAGGAACGCAGAAAACCACACATACGCCTGTTGGAAAATATCAATTTGTAGGAGCAACACTAAGAGATATTGAAGATAGAGGTGGGTTTGATGATTTAAATATAAACAATACTACTTTATTTACAGAAGATGTACAGGACAAATTATTCGAATGGTATATCAAAGATACTATTAAATCTGTAGGAAAAGATGCAACCCAAAAAGAAAAAAGAAATAAAATTAGAAAACGTTTTGAAGGAGCAACTCCAGAAAAAGTTTCTAATAATGACTTAGATTTAATTATAGATAAAATATTAAGTAATACTTACTCTAATAATTCACAAGGATAGTTAATGGCATTAACCTCTTTAACAGGTGTAGGCATTCTTAAAGGAAGTCTTCCCACTCTTAAAAATAACTTGACAATCGGTTCAAGTTATGCTGGTCGTAAAAAAACCTTAGACGAGTTAGAAAAAGATGAACAGTTTTTAGAAGTCTCTGAAAGGTTTTTACAATCTGTGGGTGAAAACTCTGATGATGTGTTTGAATATCTAAGAGACTCTGATTTTAATCTATACTCTGGTATGAGACGAGCTGCACAAAGTGCTAACTTTACAGATCAACAAAAACAAGATTATAATTATCTAAGAAAAGAATTTGATAATGCTGATTTAGGAAGCTTAAAACAATTCTTTGGCTTGGTTAAAGATGCAGCTATTGATATAACAACTGACCCCACTGCTATTGTAGCAGCTCTTGCTACACCTTTAACAGGCGGAACATCGTTAGCTGCAAGACAAGGAGTTGCAACAGCAGGGTTACAAGTAGCTAAAAACTTTGTAGGTCCTACTATTCCTAAAAGTATTATAGCAGGTCAACTTAAAAAAGAAGGAAAAGAAGCTGTTAAGAAAGCAGCTCTAATCACAGGTGCAGAAGTAGGAGCATGGACAGGACTAGACAATCACTTTAGACAAACAACTGAACTAAATACTGGTATAAGAAAACTATATTCTACACCAGAGTTAGTAGGTACTGCTGCGTTAGGAACTTTAACAGGTGGATTACTTGGTGGAGCTTTACAAAAAGGTAATCTTTTCTATAGTAAAATGAATAGGCTTTATTCAGAAGATGGTTATTTAACACTTGAGTCGGGAAGTTTCCAAGATAAAGTTTCAAAAACTTTAGAAGTTGGAGACAGAGTAAAAGCAATGACAATTGGGTCGGCTACGTCTATACTAGATACAAAAGCAAAATTTTCTCCTATTACCAGAGAGCTTGGTAATTTAATGCGAGAAGATTTTAGTCGTGGCTTTGGTGGTTTAACAAGAGAACGTGTAGCATTAGGACACGGTGAACTACTAGAAAATCTTAGAGGTGAATATCATAGCGTATTTGATGAAGCGACTGCACCCCTACGTAAAGCTGGTGCATTTAAAGAAGCAGACGAATTAGGTGTTATTAGAATTTTAAGAGGAGATAAACCTGAAGGTTACAGCGAAGATGTTCAACAAGTTGCAAAAGACTTAAGGGGGTTTTTTGATAAAATATTTGATGATGCTATTGAAGCAGGTCTTATAAAAGAAGAAAGAAAACTTCCAAATTATTTTACAAGAAGCTGGGATAGAAAAGCAATTGAAGAAAATAGAGAAAGCTTTGCAGATTTATTAATTAGTGAAAACGTTGTTAAAGATAAAGCCGATGCTGCTGATCTTATAAATGATATGCTTAATAAGAACAACGAGTTGTTTTCTTCACATTCTATTTTATTAACACAGTCAAGAGCATTTAAAGATTTAAACGATAACGCTTTTGAAAAGTTTTTAACCAATGATTTAAACACTGTGGTAACTTACTACATGAATGCTGCTAATGCTATACAGCATAAGAAAAGTTTTTTATTACCGGGTTTTAGTACAAAATCTAATGAAAACCAATTTATTGCTAGATGGTTAGACCCAATGGATAGAGAGCTAAGAGAAGCTAGAGGAGGAAGAGGATTATCTAGAGGAGATAGAAAAAGAACTATTAAGTTATATAAATCTATAACTGGACAAGTAAATTATTTTGATAGCCAAAGAATACAAGGTGCATATGATACAATGAAACTTGCTAATTCATTAGCATATCTACCATTAGCTACAGTATCATCATTAACAGAATCAATGATTCCACTAACAAAAACTAGTGGTTCTGTTACTAAACCAGTTCAAGATGCGTTACGTGGAGTAAGAGAAGGACATAAAATTTTTGTACAAGATATTCCTATTTTGTTAAGAAAGAAATATGACATGCCAGATTCACAAATACAAAAAGAAATGAATCAAGTATTTATGGCAATGGATGAATCGTTAGCCGAATCTACCAATCGTTTAACTGGTGAAGGACTACAAAATGAATGGTTAAAAAAACAAGCACGAGGATTCTTTAGACTTAACTTACTTACTCCTTGGACAAAATCTGTACAGTTGGCTTCTTTTAATATTGGTAAAAACTTAATAAAAGAAAACTTAGAAAAATTAAATAAACTTTCTAAAGAAGGTGTTGATATATTTAATGAGACAGCAACCAAAGAGTTAAGTAGAAAAGAAGTACGTAATATTCAACTATTAAAAAGTGAGGTGTTTGATCTAGGAATAGACATAGACGATGGACTTAGGTGGTTAAATAGTGGAGCTAAAACAGGATTTGGAGCAGAAAGAAAAGATGGTGTTTTAACTGGTCAAATTAAATATGAAGACGAGTTTTATAAATCAATCATTCAGGGGGCAGGTCGATTTGTAAACGAAGTTATTATGCCAGTAGGAAGAGACAGGGCAAGAATACCTATTTTTATGACAAATCCAAAGGTAGATATTTTAACACAATTTTTAAGATATCCGGCTGTCTTTAGTAATACAGTTTTAAAAAATTATATTCGATCAGCAGTTAATAATCCTACCGTTAATGGAGCAAAGCTAGGAGCTTTTGGTTTAATGGCTACAAGTTTAGCATTAGGTACAAACTACTGGAGGTCTAATGAAGATAACAGAGATCGAATAGTAGAAGAAGGTTTTGAAGATGAAGATTTTATAAAAGCTTTTCAAAGGGTTGGGCTGTTTGGTCCGCTTGAATATGGGTTACGTTTTAAAAACTCTATTCAATATACAAAAAATCCTTTAGTTTCGGCTTTAAGTTTAGGAGGACCTACAGTAACTGATACTCTTGGTTTAATTTTAGGGCGAAAAGGATTAGTTGAAACAGCAGCAGGTAAAACTCCATTCATAGGAACTAAAGGTATTATGAATAAATATATTGGTGCTAATCCTTATGATGATTTAAATATCTTTGCAAAAGAAATAGACAAAGAAGCAGCCTATGCTCTAGGTATAAAAGATAGACCTAAAGATAGAAAATATACTCGTAACTATACTGACTTTTATAGAAGTAATTATGCAACTGGTGGAGAAGTTCAAGACGAATACCCTGTACAGTTTGTAAATAAAGACCCAAAAGATAGAGAGAGTGAGTATTTGGGTGGTGCAAATTATCAAGAACAAATGGATAGGTTAGGTTTTAATAATGGTGAAAATGTATTTGATCCAGAAGGAAAGGGATATGATTATAAAACTGCAAAAAAATATAATTTAGGACCTGATGAGACTGGTCACTACCCTAGTAGAGTTCCTGAAACTGGAAGATTGTTAAAAGGAACTAAGCATAATACATTTAATTTAACAAGGAAAGCAGAAAAAGAAATGGGTAATGAGATATTTAAAGGTAAAGATGGTTTTTATTATTCTTTACCCAAAGATAAAAAAAGTAAGGAAGCTAAATGAACATCGAACAATGTAAAGCTGAAATCAAACGACACGAGGGCGAAGTCCTAGAAATCTATAACGACAGTTTAGGTTATAAGACTCTAGGAGTTGGTCATCTATGTCAGCCACAAGACCCCGAATACAATTGGGATATCGGTACACCAGTACCCCAAGAAGTGGTAGATAGATACTATATGATAGACTTTGATAGACACTATGCAGAAGCTATACACGTGTTTGGAGATAAGGAAGGATTTAATAACTTACCTGAACCTATACAACGTGTGTTAGTCAACATGTGTTTTAACTTAGGTGGTACAAGACTTTCAAAGTTTCGTAACATGTTACAAGCTTGTAGAGAACATAACTGGTACGAAATGGCTAGACAAATGCAAGACAGTAGATGGTACGGACAGGTAGG